TTTGGGTTCCTTCTTGGCCTTGGGCTCTTTGGGTTCCTTCTTGGCCTTGGGCTCTTTGGGTTCCTTCTTGGCCTTGGGCTCTTTGGGTTCCTTCTTGGCTTTGGGCTCTTTGGGTTCCTTCTTGGCTTTGGGCTCTTTGGGTTCCTTCTTGGCTTTGGGCTGCTCTTTGATGTTATCATGAGTTTCATCCACTTCTAATACAGATTTTACATCCTTATTTTTTTTAGGGCGGCCGCGGGTTTTCTTTTTTTCTAATTTTTGATTAACCGAACCACCGCTATTTTCATCTTCATCATCATCGTCAATACATTCTTCCACTAATTCTTCGTCTTCATCACTAACGTCTTTCTCACTAACGTCTTCATCAATAACGTCTTTCTCAATAACGTCTTTCTCACTAACGTCTTCATCACTAACGTCTTTCTCAGTAACGTCTTTCTTAATATCTGTGTGTAACATATATTTATCTAAAACGCCATTGAGGTTTCGTTGAAATTCCTCTTTCAGAATCGTTAACATGTGCTGAAACTCTTTGTTTATATCGGTTGTCATCGCATTCGCAATGAAATCATCGTTCAGTTTCGTAATAAGGGTCTGAAACTCATGTTTAATATCGGTTTCCATCGCACTCATAGTGATAGTATCCATCTTAAAAATGAGTGTTTAGTGTTTAATGTGAGGTTATAAGAATAAAAATATAGTAAAAAACATTTCAATTTTAATAAGCCGGGTAATACATACAAAATATGGGTAATAAAAAAAAGGGTTTAATTAACATTATTTTCCTTTTTGATTATGGTATTGGTTAATGTATGTTGTTGTGTATTTGTTTCTGTAAGTGTTCTAATTTTGTTACAAAAATATCCTAATGGATATTTTACAGTATCGTATACATTTTCTACAAAATCTATGTGGCTACCCATTTTTTTACATTCAGGAACTAAACTATCATTTATATTATTACTTAATTTATTTATTTTTTTATCCATATCTTCAATGTTACTATTTAATTTTACAAGTAATTCGTATATAGCATCTATTTTTTTTTCAATAGTATCCATTTTTTTAGTAGTATCCATTAAATATAATAATAAAGTATAATATTTCTTAGTAATAATTAAATAAATATTATACGCAAATAAATAATTAACGTGATTTAACCATTCAATTAGAAAGATTTACTATTATACTGATAAATAAAATAAATAAAATAAATAAATAAATAATATAAACAACAATAATTAAAAGGTTTAAATAATTGTTATTATAAACCATATATTATAAAATGAACGACAACAACGACAATGATAGTATTACTAATGCAAATATATTAACCATCCAAACCGTTCAAATTGCGCCATTTAGGACATTAATGACCGCATTAAAAGACATATTATTAGAAACAAATATTATATTTACAAAAGAAGGGATTAAAATCATTAATATGGATAAATCGCACACAATATTAGCGCATTTATTACTTGAAGCTGTTAATTTTGAAGTGTACGATTGTAAAATGGATAAAATAATTATAGGTGTAAATATGTTTCATTTATTTAAATTAATTAATACGATTGACAATAACGATACCTTAACCATTTATATAGAAGAAAAAGATTATACTGATGGAATCGTGCAATTTCTTGGTCTTAAATTTGAAAATGGAGAGATTAAACAACATAAAATCCAAAAATTACGATTAATTGAACCTGATACTGAAGAATTAAATATTCCTGATGTAAAATTTTCATCAGTTCTGAATTTACCTTCATCGGATTTTCAAAAAATTATCCGTGACTTGTCTTGTATATCCGATAAGATTGAGATTAAATCTGTTGGAACCAGTAATGGTGTTGAATTAATTTTTAAATGCGTTGGAACCTTTGCTACTGCAGAAATTAGACGGTCCGAGGCAGATGGAAGTATGGAATTTATTCAGAAACAAGAAGGTAGTAAAATAATTCAAGGTGAGTTTTCTTTAAAAAATTTAAGTTATTTTATTAAATGTACTAATTTGTGTAATCAAATTGAAATGTATTTAGAAAATGATATGCCGCTTGTTGTAAAGTATAATGTAGCATCACTTGGTATTATTAAATTAGCGTTAGCACAATTACCATCATCTTAATTACCATCATCTTAATTACCATCGTCTTAATTGTAATTTATATATTAGTACAAGTTTTATAAATATATAAATGAAAAATATCTGGATTAGATAGACTATAAAAAATTGAATTGCTTTTTGTATTAGGACTACAATACAACCCAATCTCCCACCCTTCATTTATAATTAAATTAACTATCTAAAATGAATACACCCAAAGAATCAAGTGTTGTTGTCAGCGATGACTATATGCGCCAATTGTTAGAACGAGGCGTCACAGTGATTCCTTACGCAGAATATATTCGTAAAAACTTTAACCGTGACCGATTCCTTTCTGAGCAGAAAGAATTTATTATATCCGACAAAGACACCACCAAATATGTAATGGGAGGATTTGGTGCCTTTGGAAATCCGTCCAGTTTCCATCATGAAGAAGTGCGACAGTTACGCCTTTCTATCTACAAATATATGATACCTTACTTCAAAAATGCATTCGGTGGAAAATATATTGAGTGCATCGTAGACCGCTTTGCGAAACGAGAACCTGGTACATCGGTATCTCCTGAATCATGGCACCGTGATATTTCCAATGTGAAAAAAAATAAAACACACGGCGAACAAGGAGATATCATTTATGGCGGCTGGGTGAACTTAGACGAAACGAATACCCAATACTTCACTTGTGTTCCAAGCACCCATATGGAAGAAGTCGTAGGTGCGGGATTTGCGAAAATATCCAACGCGGATAAACCCTTATACAACTCAAAAAAAGAAAAAATCAGTGTCCCTCCAAATCACTTAATTGTATTTAACGAAAAACTTGTCCATGCGGTGACACCGTCCAAAGTAAAAATGAATACTTATCGGTTGTTTATGAAATACCGTATTACCAGCAACCCGGATTGTCCATTGTTTCCGAGTGCCGAAATTTTAAAAATCATTAACGAACAAGGAGTGTTTCCACTTAGTTTAGAACAAATGCCGCCGATGTATTCAAAACTACATATGGTTAATTGGCGGTCCCGTGTAAAAGAATTTAGTTTGAATTTTCATCCCCAATTATTAGAAAAAAAGAAGTTGAAGACCGAAACCGAAACCGAAACCGAACCGACTGCCTATGTAATGCGAATTATGCCGAGCTTGCAGCAAGCGAAATTGGACTTATTTTGTCCATACAGCGACGAAGAAAAACGAATGCTTACCTTAGTTGAATTGTAATTCAATAATTATAAATAAATTATAAATAAATTATAAATAAATTATAAATAAATTATAAATAAATTATAAATAAAAGAAAAAAAGAAAAAAAGACAAGATTCAATTTTTTTTATGAGTGAGTATTTTTATATATAAAAGATTCTTGTATATAAAAATATTACTATAATAATAATAGTAATAATAGTAAGAATAAGAATGCCTATTGATATTGATATTGATATTGATGATATGGTTATTACAAATAATAAATTTAAAAATAAATTTAATGGATTATGTGAATTAAGTGATTTATCTTTACACGATTCAGGTCATAAAGTAAGTGTAGGAGATAACGGTAAGAATACCTATGTGTCCTGGTGGTGGTTACAAGGATTACATCGTTATTTAAATGGAGATAGTATTCATACATTATTAGTATTTTTACAAAAAACGGTAAATGATTATAATAGTTTTATTATTATGGTAAAACAATCATTATGTAAAATAAATGATGAAAGATTACTTATTCTTCGTCGTGAAAATAATGTAATAATAAATAAGATAACCAAAGGGTTATTTTATTTAAAAAATGAATATAAAAATCAGGAAACAGTTCATGCCGAATTAATTAAATTAATAGAATTTATTGAAAACAATATAACATTTAATTATTAATTAATTTTGTGTTGTTGTTGTTGTTGTTGTTGTTTATTTTCTTTTATTCTTTGTTTTTTTATGTTGTTGTTGTTTGGTCATTCTATTATACCTTAGTTTTCGTTTTTTCGTTTTTTTCGTTTTTTTGTTTTTAGTTTTTCTAAGAAAACCGCCATTCATAAGCGTTTCTTTTAATTGTGCTTCAATTGAATTTTTTGTATTTAAAACATTTGAAATCGCATTTTTAGGAACTTTAACCTTTATAACAATTTCATTCATATCGTTGTCATCCCGTCTGATTTCGGTTGTAGTTTTAAAATTATTAGGGTATGTTTGTGTAGTATTATTTCCATCATCTCCATCATCATCTCCATCGGGGGGATTAAATCCTGATTTTTTATTCTTGAGTTCTCCTTTGTCGTCGTCGTCATCATCATCTCCATCTCCATCATCATCTCCATCGGGGGGATTAAATCCTGGATTTTTATTATTGAGTTCTCCTTTGTCGTCGTCGTCGTCATCATCTCCATCATCACCAGGGGGATTAAATCCTGGATTTTTATTATTAAGTTCCTCTTCGTCGTCAACGTCGAGATTCTGAACATCCGTCCCGACATCCGTCCCGACATCCGTCCCGACATCCGTCCCGACATCCGTCCCGACATCCGTCCCGACATCCGTCCCGACATCCGTCCCGACATCCATCTCGGTATTCGTCTCGGTATTCGTCTCAGCATCCGTCCCCGAAGTTGTTAATTCATTTAATTTACTTTCCGCATTTTCAATTGTAATTTTGTTTTCTGTTAATTGCATTTTTAAATCTTCCAGTTCTTGTTTTAATTCATCACTCTCTTCTTGACTTGCGGCGGTTTGACGAGTTAAATCGTCATTTTTATTTTTTAATTCTTCGGATTCGGAATTTAAGGCATTAATATTATCGGTTAAGGTTTTAATCGCTTCTTCGTTACTATCCGTAGTAGCTTGTTGTAATTGAGTTAACTCAAGCGCTAATTTCTCATATTCAGATAGTATATTTGTTACGGCTTGATCTTGATTTTTGGTCTCAGTCCGTAACGTATCTAATTGTTTTTTAGCAGTTTCTAATTGTGCGGTTAAGTCGGCTTCATTAATTTCATGTATAGTTAATTGTTTTTTAGTAGTTTCTAAATCGGTTTTATTCATCTCAACTTCGTTCATTTCATCCGCTAATGATATCCCTTCGTTTTGATTAGATGATGTAGTTGCTTTATTGCGCTCTTCTTCTAATAAAGTCGTTTTAAATTCTATTTCTTTTGTCAATTCATCAATTTGTTGTTTTAATGCTGCTTCTTTAATATCATTTTCCTTCGTTATTTCTTCAATATTTGTTTTTAAACGGTCACCCATCTTTAATGCAACTTCGGCTTCTTGTAAAGCATTTATTTTTTCTGTTTCTAATACATTAATAGTGTCTTGTTGTTGAGTCATTAAATTCATGTCGTCTTCTAATGATGCTGGTTCGGGTATAGCATCGCCTTTAACTGTATCGTTTGAAGAATCATCTGCATTAGAATCATCGATAGGTCTTGATGGTATGGTAGATTCTGCAGATTCTGCAGATTCTTCTTCTTCTTCTTCTTCTTCTTCTTCTCTCTGTTTTAGTAAATCCAATTCACCTTGAATGAATTTTAATACTATATCTAATTCTTTTATATCATTTTCTATTTGACTCCGTTGAAGTGTAGTTTCATCTTCTATTTTTTGAAAACGTTCTTTATTAGTAGTTATTTGTTGCTCAATTTCTTCAATTTCGTCGTCATTTTCTATATTGCGCTGCTTTTCCGTATTAAAATTTTCAATTGCTTGTTTGTGTTCCTTTAACATAGAATCATAATCAGTATTCAAATCATCTAATTCTTTGTTAATTTTAGTTTTATTCGCAAGTGATTTAGTATTAGCTTCATCTAATAAAGCTTTTTTGGCTTCAGTTGTGGTAGAGGCAGATAACTGATTTTTAATTTTATCAATTTCGGTAGACGCTACCAAACCCGCACCTCCTCTAACTTTTTTATTTTTATTTTTATTTTTATTATTTTTATTATTTTTATTTTTTTTATTATACCGCTTTAAAGTCTTAAATTTTAAATTTATTTTTCGTTTTACTGGTTTAACCGTTTTAGTGTTTATATTTTTTATTAAAGAAGAAAGTTTTTGTTGTTTTGTAACTTTAATTTTCTTTCTTGATTGGTTTTTATTTTTTAGCAATTTCGGTATCTTTTTTTTTGATAAGCGCATTATTATAATAATATAATAATATAATATATAATTAATAATATTATATTATAAATATTTTTATTATATTCTTATTATAATGACAACATCAATAATAACTGCTACATCTCCAATAAATATAACAAATAATTATGATAATGTGTGTAGTCTGAAATGTGAGTATAAATATAAGTATCCCTTAAGTCCTCTTTTTATAGTAAATAAAGGACAATACATTCATATGACGATTGAAAATAATAATGACCCACAAACAATATACAATTCTGAAGAATACCAAGTAAGAGATATAAGATTATATAAAAAATCATTACATACGTATGCTGGAAATCATGTGGATGCCGAAATGATTATTTTTCATAAAAGTCAAACTGGGAATAATTTATTAGTATGTATACCAATCGTAGTTGGTTATTCTGAAAATTCAGAGAACAATGAATCAAAAAGTATTTTTGAAAGTATAATTTCAGAAATGTCTAAAACGGCCAATTCGGTTGGCCAAAAAACAATGTTAACGAATTCAACATTAACATTAAATAAATTAATCCCCAAAAAACCATTTTTTTCATATTCAGGAACCTTACCATACCCGCCTTCAAATGGTCAAAATGATTTTATTGTTTTTAATAAAGAATATGCATTAACTATGACTCAAAAAACATTTGATATCTTTAGCAAAATGATATCCGAATCAAATGAACAAATAAAAAATGTGAATGAAGCAGGGTTATTTTTTAATAATAGTGGTCCATCTGTTATAACAAATAAGAATGCACAAAATGATAATGATATTTATATTGAATGTTTGCCTACCGGGTCTTCAGGTGAGCTATTAGTAAAAAAAGACCCTCATGTATCCACATTATTTAATGCAAGTGAACTAAATTCAGTATTAAATTTTTTTAATAATCAAATATTTAAACAGTTTTTTGGTGTATTTGTAGTAATTGGAGTTATATATGGAGGTAAAAAGTTAATTAAACATTTAACTAAACTTTAAATTAATGGGTTTGTAAAACGATAACGCACAAAATAAATAAAATAAAAATAACATAATTTTATATTATTTTATATTATTTTTATTTTCTTAGTGTATAATATAATATGGTTCCTAACTTTGTAACAAAAGCGTCTGATGGTTTATATAATAAAATTCATAATAATATTACCAAAAAAGAATCCTTTGAAAATGGAAAAAAAAAAGTAACAAACCCGGCAAAAAATAAAAAAGGTGCTGCAAAAGTGATTTGGGTGTTAATATTAATATTTTTGTTTTTAATATTTACGGCTCCGATGTTTTATGCTTGGTATATTTTATTTAAATGTAATAAACATTTTGATCAGCAAATGTTAATAGAAGGCTTAATTCTTTGGTTTCTTGGTGGTTTATGGATTACCAATATAGTTTATATATATAAGAAAAAATGCAATATCGGACCATATAAAAGCAAACATTAAAACATTAAAACAAAAAAACAAAAAACTAAAAAACAAAAAACTAAAAACTAAAATATAATATAAATTAAAATTGAATTAATATTATATATAAACATAAACAATAAATATAATTTATAAGTATAAACAATAAATATAATTTATAAGTATAAACAATAAATATAATTTATAAGTATAAACATAAATATAATTTATAAGTATAATTTATAAATATAATTTATAAGTATAATAATAAAAAAAATGCATTTTTGTTCAGAATGTCATAATATGTATTATCTTAAATTAAGTGTTGGTGATTTGAATGAAGACGACGGTAGTGTCTCAAATAGTGCTGAAGCAAGTGAAGATGTTTCAAATAAATTAATATATTATTGTAGAAATTGCGGGCATGAAGATGATACAATCACAAATGAAAATATATGCGTATCTACTACACACATTAAACGTAATGAACAAAATTATACCCATATTATAAATGAATATACAAAACATGATTCAACGTTACCAAGAATTAATACGATAAAGTGTCCTAATAATTCGTGTAAAAGTAATTTAGAGAACGGCGAGGAGATTCGTGAGGTTATTTATATTAGGTATGATGATATTAATATGAAGTATATTTATTTATGCACGGTATGTGATAAAATATGGAAAACAAATATTGATACTACCTAATTGCATATATAATAATTGCCTAATTATTTCAGATTAAGATGTTCATAATAGTCATTAAATTTTATTTTTAATGCTGGATAATCAATATTTGTAGTCATGTAATATATATTAGTATTAATTATATAGTTTGAAGATAGTTGTTTAATTTCTTTATTAATTGTATTCATATTATTATCATAATTATCAATAAAATGTTGTTTCATTATAGGAAGAAAATCATTAAACTTTGTCATAAATGTTTCGTTTTTTAATATCATAAGAACAGCAAATTCTAAATTTTTGTATTTTATAATATTATGATAATTATGATAGTCATCGTGGCATTTGGTTATTCCGGGTTCATTTAATATAGGTGTTTCATTTAGAACTGTGCATAAAGTAAGTAATATTGTTGTAATTGTTTGACAGGAAGTCCATTGTTCGCCTCTCCAAGTATTTAAAATAGATAAACATACTTTTCCACATTTATATAAATTAGGATTAAATCGTGTTTTTCCGTCATTTGTATAATATATTAATTTAGGTGGGGAGTAAGGGTAATTTGATGGAAAAATAAATTCAAATAAATAATATCCATTTTCATATGGTGTATTTTTTGGTCCAATAATTAATGCTTTTCCTTTTAATAAATCAGTATCATCATGCATATAATAAATACCGTGTTCGGTTAAAGGGTGTTTCGTTATAACTTTTATATCATTAATGATTCGTTTAATTGTTTCTTTTGTGATTATAATATCATTATTCATTATTTTATAATTTTATAATTTTATAATTTTATAATTTTAGTACACGTGCAAATTAATATTATATAAATAGATATATGTTATAATCTTAAGTTGTTATAGTATTAAATAATTACAGTATTCAATAATTATAAATTAAAATTAAAATTGAATTAATATTATATAAATATAAATATAAGTATAAATTATAAGTAGTATTAATATAATAATATTAATAATAATACCAAATGTCTATTTTAGAACAACCATCATTTAAATTTCCACAAAATAAAAATGATAAAAAAAATATTCCTATAATTAATTATAGTGGCAATGAGATTGATGAAGAGGATGATTTAAATGAGAACGATGATAGCGATGAGGATGATAATAGCTTTAATATTGATGATGATGATAATGACGATGACGATGATGAGGATAGTGGTGATGATGATGATGTGATGAACAATAATGATGAAGAAGAAGAGAGTGACTATAATGACAATAAATTTAATTCAGAATTAAAAAATAATAAATTATCAATGTCTTCTATTGTTGGTGGTGCTTCTTCTATTGTTGGTGGTGCTGATAGTGACGATGATGATGATGATGATGATGATGATGATAGTGATGATGATAGTGATGATGAAAATTATTTACAAAAATTTGATAATGAAATACGTGATAATATTATTGAGGGATTTCATCCCGAATGTAAAATACATAATTACGAGGAAGTAAAAGCGATGTCTCGTATTACACGAAATACAGATGGTGTTATTATAGATGATTTACATAAAACTGTTCCATTTTTAACCAAATATGAAAAAACCAGTATTATTGGACAACGAGCAAAACAAATAAATTCAGGGTCTATCCCGTTTATTGATATTCCTAATAATATTATGGATGGGTATTTAATTGCTTTAATGGAATTAGAACAAAAAAAAATACCTTTTATAATTAAACGCCCTATCCCTGATGGTTCTTGTGAGTATTGGAATGTGCATGATTTAGAAATTATTAATTAATTATTAATTAATTAATGTAGTATATATAATATATATTATAAATATAATATAAAACGATGTATGTATTATAATATAATTCCATATATCGGTTTATATTATAATTTTTGTATAAATGAGTTCTTTTTTAATTAAAGCGGGTTATAATGGATGGCGCAAACAAATTGTAAATATTAATTTATTAAAAAATGATTTTTGGAGGGAAGGAATGGTTACTATTTATAGTAATGATATTAAATTAAATTTTAATAATAATATGAAATTAAAACCACACGTAAATAATCAGTTTGAGATGATTGAATATAATAATAAATATGCATTAATGTTTAATAATATGATTGTTTATGATAGTCATAAATTATTTACATACGATATAAACTTATTTTTTGATTCAACCAGTAATAATTATACAAGTAATAATATTTATAGTTACATTAAATATGATACAATTGATTTACCGAATATGATTAGTTTTAATAATCTCAGAACATTAAATTAATTTTTTATTTTATTTATTCATTCATTTTATTTATAATATCTTCAAATACATCACTGCCGTATAAAATGGAGCGATGAGCGATATTACCCGAATCATCTTTTGGACCTTCATAGTGCATACGAATTTCATTATTATCATCATGAAAGTAAGGTGTAATCTCTTTAATAATATGATAACTACCGAATCGTGCAATACCAATATCAAACTGGCCTTCAATAAGTAAATTATATAATTCCTCTTTATTGTTACGTTGTAAACAAATATATCTATATAAATCTACATGGTTTGTCCATTGATCGTTGTTAAAAACCGCATAAATTTCAGCACAATCAACGGAATGAAGATGAAATGCCATTTTAAAATTTCCTAATTCGGCTTGTTCTTTAATAAAAGCCAAATCTTGGGGATTAGGAATAAATTCTAATCCTTCTTCGGTTCCATACATGGGATTAATCGTAATTTGTTTAGTAGCAGTCGCCATTTTTTACTTATTATATTTAATTATGATAGCTGATAAGCTATATATGAGTGTAGATATTTACGATTATTTATAATACTAATAATATTTCAATTTTTAGTATTATAATAATTGTATAATAAATTAATAAAATAATTATGATGATGGTAGAGGTAAATTAGATAATATTTTATCCGAATTTTTATTAATTCCTAAGGCTTTACAAATAGTTGATTTTTGTAATAAATATTTACTTTTATCCTCTAAAATAAGTATTCGGGTGATGGGATCAAAATAGGTGGGTTTTGCACTTGTATGTAACCATAGCCCATTATCATTCATGCGCGTTCCTCTAACATTTTTTTCATTGACGATCCAGTCAAATAATTCAACCTCTTTTACCATAATAAATAATTATAATAAATAATAGTATGTATTAAAATATTTTATATATATATATATATATATATATATATATATATAATCCTTTTATATTTTTATAATATTTTAATAATATTTTAATAATATTTTAATATATTATAATTATATATTATAACAACAATAAATGATTAAAAAGAGTAATATAAACGGTACTATATATAACATATTTACTATATTTAAAAATTTCATTGAAATGGAACCAATGCGTTCCTTTTTATTAATAGTTATTAGTATGAGTATTGGATATGCCTTTGAACCGATTCCTAATTTTTTAAAAAAATTGTTAGTATCCAATACAATTAGAATAATTATTTTAATATTAACGGGATCTATATATAATTATCCATTAAATATTGAGTCATTTTTATGGATTGTATTTTTTTCTTTTAGCGTTCAGTTTACACTTGAAGCTTTTAGAAATTATGATACTTTTAATTTATTGGACAAATATAAATATAAATTATAAATATAAATTATAAATTATAAATTATAAATATAAATAATAAATTAATATTTAAATAATAATGTTTAATTATGAATAATAGTATATATTTTATTAATAAATATAAATTATATATAAAATGAATCCTGAACAAAAACAACAACTCAATAAATTAATAAAAGAAAATGGTGTAGAAGATAATACAGAAAATATTAGAAATAAGAATCATAGTGATAAAATACGAAACGATGTGATTACATTTTTAAAATTAAAAGAAAAATATAGTAGATTAAGTAAATCAAATCCTTCGCAATTTGAAAAAATGTGTGAGTCGCAATGTAATTTTATTTATACTCATTACAATTCAATTTATCTTAAGCTTAAAAATAATGAAATTGATGATATTCGGGTTTTAGATACACTATTAAGTATAATTAAAAAAATAGAAACAGGCGAGCTTGACCAACATGAAGGTTCGTTTGAATTTGGCAAAGTATTAAAGAGTTTATATATTGATAAGGAATTGCCTAAGGCTGAAAAAATAGATAAAAATGGAAAAGTGTTTAAGTCTATTGATGAACCATTAGCTGCTCCGAAAAATATTTCCTGGAAGGATTACAAAACACAATTAAATAAAATAAATAAAAATTTAAAAAAGTAAAAGAGTATAAATATATTATATTTAAGAGTATAAATATACCAAAAATAAATAAGTATAATGGCTATTAAAATTACTAATAAAATGATTTTATTAGGAGGGCAACCTGGTTCAGGTAAATCAACATTAGGAAAGGAAATTGCAAAAAATTATAAAATCCCATTTTTTGACAAAGACCTAATATGTGATAAGTTTACAAATTTTATTACTTCTGAAATGAGTTATAAATATGACCGAAATACATCTTTTTATAATAATAATATTAGAAATTTAGAATATGATACGGTATTTCAGTTAGGATATGAACACGCAAACTTAGGTATAAGTAGTATATGTATCTCTCCATTTACAAATGAATTTAAATCCAATGAAATATTGGATGAACTAAACAGCAAATTACAAGAGTATAATGTTCATTTTGAATTAATATATATAATGGTAAATGCGTCCCCACAAAATATTAAAAAAAGACTAATAGAAAGAAAAAGAAACGAAGATAAAGATAAATTAAATAATTGGGATACTTATATAGAAAGTAAATTATCGGCCCATATAGCATCCAATGTAAAAATATTTATTAATGATGATGTTAATATTACATTAAATGACATTATTCAATATTTGGATACAGTATAACGATATTTTTATGGTATAATAATATAAATGCATAATAATATAAATGCATAATAATATAAATGCATAATAATATAAATGCATAATAATATATACATGTACCCCCAAATAGTATTATTTTAAATTATTTTAAATTAATAATTAATTTAGTTTGAATCACACGACGTGGTGTATAAAATGTCACCTGATTATTTTATTATTCCAATGATAATGAAACAAGCAACTAATTTTTTTGAAATAATGAAAACCGATATTATCTGGATTGATTGTTTAGTATTCATTTGTTTTATATTTTTAGTTAGCAACACTGATAAGAAAAACTTAAATACATTTTGCATGAAATGGTTTGAAAGTAAATTAAACGGTAAAATGAATAGTATTATAATTTCAACTGAAACGAAACAAAGAACAATTAAATTTCGGGCATTAATGCATTATTTGGCAAAATGCAACAATGAAACTATATTTCAATTAAAAGAAGACCCTGATTTTGATTGGGATGATGTTGAAAAACGTAGTTTTTATTTAGTGGACCAGTATAAAGAGTTTAAAATTGCAGATAATATTTATGGAAAAATACGTAATGAACAAAAAGAAAAAAGTAAAAATCAACAAATTACCGAAATGGTTGATTATAATATATTAAAAATTTATTCTTATAAATATTCGTTATCAGAATTACAAGAATGGATTAATAAACAAGTTGTTATATATAAGGATTTTTTAAAGCAGTCATCAAATGAAAAACAATTATTTATTACAATATCAAATGACGGTAATATGTTTAATATTGGATCTAATAATAATAAATCTAAAAAAAGTAGCTTAATAATTGATTCTATTGAATGGGAATCATCGATTACCTTTGAAAATAGTTATTTCCAAAATATGGACCAAATTATTAGTAAAATAAATTTTTTTGTAAATAATAAATCATGGTATTTAAAAAAAGGAATTCCTTATAATTTGGGTATTTTATTATACGGAGAGCCAGGGTGCGGTAAAACGCGTTTTATTAAACAACTTATGAATCATACTGGTCGGCACGGCATTGATATTAAATTAAATGATTGTATGGATTTTACCGAGTTACAAAATATAATTTATAAGGAAGAACTTAATGACACTCATATCATTCCACAAAATCAACGAATTTTAATATTTGAGGATATTGATGCCCTTGGTGATATTGTAAAAAAGAGAGATTTAAAAAAAAACGACACTGCTATAGAAAATGAACCAAATACTGAGGCTGAGACTGGTCATACAAGTGATATGGGAATATTAAATAATATATTAAAATTTAATTCTAATAATTCCAATAATTCTAACAATTCCAACAATTCTAACAATTCTAACAATTCTAATAATTTATTAAAAACAATAAATAAAAATAACAACTTGTCCTATTTATTGAATATGTTAGATGGTATTAATGAATGCAGTGGTCGTATTATTATTATGACAACGAATAGAATAAATTTTTTAGATGAAGCACTTATACGACCTGGTCGTATTGATATTAAAATTAATTTCCAAAAGTGTTCATGCTATGATATTGATAAAATGATAGAAAAATTTTGGAATATATCAAACAATCGTATTTTGCCTGAAATTGAAGGCAAATATACGAATGCAGATATTATAAATATATTCAGGTCAACCGATAATTTTGAATTAATAAAACATTATTTTATTCAAGAATAAATATAAAATAAAATAATATATACATATATAGAATCAAATTGTATATATACATATAGAATCAATATATATATAGAATCAAAATATATACGATGAACCCTTATACATTACTAATAGTAGAATCCCCTGCAAAATGTGCAAAGATAGAGTCATACTTAGGAGACCAATATAAGTGCATATCAAGCTATGGTCATTTACGTGAATTATCTGGGTTAGACTCTATAGATATGAATAATAATTTTAAACCTACCTTTAAAGAATGTAAAGATAAATTAAAACAAATAGATAAAATCCGTAAAATGATACAAAATGCAAAAGAAGTATTGTTAGCGTCAGACGACGATCGTGAGGGAGAGGCTATTTCTTGGCATATTTGTGATATATTTAAATTACCAATTACTAAAACAAAACGTATTGTTTTTAATGAAATAACGGAAACGGCCATAAAAAAAGCGGTATTAAATCCGATATTACTGAATATGAATATAGTGCATGCGCAAATGGCAAGACAAATATTAGATTTATTAGTTGGCTATAAGTTGTCACCTATTTTATGGAAAAATATAGCAAAAAATAGTAAAAATGGGCTTTCGGCTGGACGATGCCAAACGCCTGCACTCCGTTTAATATATGATAATTATAAAGAAATTAAAAGCTCACCAGGGGTGAAATGTTATAATACAACTGGTGTATTTACTTCAAAAAATATACAATTTTCACTAAATTATGACCACACGAATGAAAGCAACATAACTGCATTTTTAGAAAGCTCGGTTAATCATAAACACATATATGATTATAGCAATGATCGTAATGCTGTTAAAAAAGCACCATTACCATTTACCACATCGTCATTACAACAACAAGCAAGCAATGAATTAAATACGTCGCCAAAAGAAACAATGCAGCTATGTCAAAAATTGTATGAAGGAGGACATATTACGTATATGAGAACAGATAGTATGACTTACAGTGGTAATTTTGTTGAAAAGGTATCAAACTATATAGCAAAAGAATATGGTAAAAATTATATACACGAATCTATTAACGATTTAACGTTGGATTCAAAAAAAGCGACAAAAGAAGCGACAAAAGAAGCGACAAAAAAAACAACCAAAAAAACAAAACTTAATAATTCATGTGAAAATTTAAAACCAAATGCACAAGAAGCGCATGAAGCGATTCGTCCAACAAATATTAACTTAGTAGAGGTTCCACAAGCCCAATACTCTTCAAAAGAAATAAGAATGTATAAATTAATACGGAATAATGCATTAGAAAGTTGCATGAAATCGGCATCTTATAAAAGCATTACATGCACAATTACTGCTCCCGAAATTAATATTAATATTGATAATTGCAATAACAATAGCGTTGTGGATGATACTAATAATAATAGCGATATGGATGATAATGACAATGATAATAATAATGATATAAAAAATAAAAAACCGGTATATAAATATATTTGTGAGCAAATTGTTTTTCCGGGATGGAAGGTAGTAAGAGGATTTGAAAAAGAAAATAATAATAATTTTATATTTTTAAAAAATTTAAAAAAGGGTCATGTTATAGAATATAAAAAATTATTTGCAAAAGTTGCAATAAAAGGAATAAAATCACATTATACAGAGTCTAAATTAGTGCAATTATTAGAAAAAAAAGGTATTGGACGACCATCAACATTTGCATCGTTAATTGATAAAATACAAGAACGCGGATATGTTAAAAAGGATAATGTAGAAGGTATTAAAATGATTTGCGTTGATTATGAATTAGTCGATGATGAATTATCGGAAATTGAAGTTAAGCGTGAAATTGGAAATGAAAAAAATAAATTAATAATTCAACCGGTTGGTATATTAGTTATTGAATTTTTATTAGAAAATTTTGGAAATTTATTTGAATATTCTTATACAAAAAATATGGAAGACCAATTAGATATGATTGCAAAGGGTAATAAAGTATGGCACGAGTTATGTCACGAATGTATGAAAATCATTAAAGAACTTTCTAATGAAATGGGCACAAATGAAATGGGCACAAATGAAATGGGCACAAATGAAATGGACCAACATACTTTACAATCTTCTTCTATATCAATAAAAATTGACGATGAACACGACTATATTATAGCAAAATATGGTCCGGTTATAAAATGCACAAGAAATGATAAGGTTACCTTTAAAAAGGTAAAACAAAACATTGATATAGATAAATTAAAAAAAGGCGACTATTTATTAAGTGATATATTAGACGAAACGAACCTGAATTTTAATGGGCGTGCGCTTGGTAAATATAAGGAACACGAAATAATATTAAAAAATGGAAAATTTGGATTATATATAGAATGGGGTGAGTTAACAAAATCAATAAAGGAATACTTGGATGAAACTAAAAATATGAATAATATTTCATTAGAAGAAATAATAGAAATAATAGAAACAATAAATACCGATTTAAATAAAAATAATGAAGACCAAATGATAAAACCTACTTCATTAATCCTGCGTAAAATAACAGACGATATCACAATAAGAACAGGAAAATTTGGCGATTATATATTTTATAAAAAGAAAACAATGAAACAACCAAAATTTATGAAATTAAATGGCTTTAGTGATGATTATAAAATGTGTAACATAGATGTACTTAAAAAATGGATTAAAGAAACCCATAAGATTAAAATGTAATATTATTAAAATGTAATATTATTAAAATGTAATATTATTAAAATGTAATATTATTAAAAAATAATAATATATTATTATAATATATTATTATGAGGTCTAACATAAAATATGATGTAAATATTATGTATGGTTTTACATTAGTAGGTATATTAATTAAATTATTTTTGGGCAATAATAATTCTATCGATGGAAATTCTGGACATGCAACTACAACTATATGGGGATATGGAACCGTTATATTATCGCTCATCGGAATATTATTAATATCATTTTCATTTGCTACGAATAATACAGATGGAACCCAAAGTGGATTATTTGATTTTATTAAAAAATTAATTAATGTTTCGTTACCGACGATTGTAATGATATTATTATTGGCTTGGTTAATTGTATTAAATGCAACCTATTATAAAAAAATTAATAAAGGCAACATTTCAGCAGAATATTATCAATATTCTAATATAAGTTCTTTTCTTATATTATCGCAATTAATTGTTCTTTTTATATCATTGTCGCAGGATGAAAAACCAAATAAATATACTTATATATCTTACTTTTTAGGTATTTTAAATGCTATTTTTATTGGGATTAATAATATTATATTAACCTTTTTTTCAACCGATGGATAAAGAATAAAGAATAAAGAATAATAGATTTAGTTCTATTTTATACTCTACTAAATTGAAATGCTTTTTATACTAAGGCAATACATACAACAACCCAACGAAAACAAAAATATATAACGAAAACAAACAGAATGGCGGCATTGGCACAGCAGAACAACGAGGTAATGAAACAGAACAACGAGGTAATTAAAGAAGTATATAATATTATAAATTGTCTTTTAAACAATAACGTCATAGGAAACCGCGATAGGCAATTAGACATCTGGTGCCAAATTTTCAGTCGCATGTTAAAACCAGATGGAAAGCGGATGCTTTGTTCAGATATTGAAATACGATTTAACTTGAAACAGCGGGCACATGACGCAGTGGAGAATTATCCATATCATCCAATTAAAGAATTGGGCCAAATGGTTTGTAACTTTTTGGAGTATTTTGAATTTTATGGAATTCACCCCGATGACAGCATAGAACAAGTTTAGGTGAAAAATAATTTAAGGTGTCTATGGTTTATTCCGTTTTGAATAATGATTGGAGAGGGATTTAATCTCTTTTTTATTTATTTATGCCAGTATAAATTTATATATAATACCATATTTGACGTCGTTCTCCCATATACCGGATATTTTAATTAATAATTTAGTGTTTTCATTTATATTATTATTATTATCATTATATAATTTTACAATCCCCGATTGTATATGTTCTTTCAGTTTATATTTGGGCTGTTTATTTAAAATATTAATTTTTGTTAATATATCAAACTCTATTTTAATAATTTGTTTAATATATTCTTTGTTTTTATTTGAATTAATATCAAAAACATAATTATATTTATTAAAATATTTATCGATAGAAGAAAAAAATATAGTAAAATGAAAATATATATAATTTAATACAATTGTATTATTAGAGTATATTATACCAATAAAATTACTATTGTTAATTATTATATTTTTAACTGGCCGAGTAAAACAAATATGTTTATTTACATACTGATCTATAGGAAGTAATATATTCATTATTTATTTTTATTTTTATTTTTATTTTTATTTTTAATAAAAATTATAATTTTAATTATATATTAAACTCATATATGTTTAAGTTATTAAAATTATATTTTGATATTTTTATGTCATGTTTTATAATATTTAATTTTTATTAAGGTTTAACCAAACATTTCCCGCATTTCTGAATAGGTCATAGGACGCCCCATTTCTTTTTTAAATACATCGGCTTCTTTTTGCATTAAAGAGATTAAATTATCTCCATTTGGAATAATTCCTTCTTTTTTTTGCAATTGTTTTACATTTTGTAACGCATTATTTTCTAATTTATCCATTACTGTTTTAAGTTTTGACGAGGATGACTGATTTTCCGACATAATATTTATCTTATAGTTATACAAAGTTTATAGTAGTAATATTTATATATATATATTATTATATTTATATATTATTATATTTATATGGTTATAGGGTTATAGGGTTATAGGTATATGATTAAAATGTTTTTGTCATAATACTTAATAATAATATATTAATTAATGACATATCTGGATAATTTTTTATTATGTTAATCATATTGTTATATTGAACTACTAATTCTTGGGCATTTAAGTTTTTGTTATATATTTTATTTTCTATATAATTCATCCATACTTCTGATATGTTTGGATGTGTTGTTTTTTTATAATAGGTTAACGTGTCAAATATATTTTTTATAATAGCTGATTCATCGGTATTATCATGAATATCATGAATATCATGAATATCATGAATATCATTATTCGTCAAATCCATTTTTCTTATAATTTATTAATTATTTGTATTTATTAACAAATAAAGATTAATATTAATAATTATATAATATTATAAATAAATACAAATAATTAATAATAGATTAATAAATGAAATTAGGAAATATAAATTTTGATGATTATATTAAAAATATAAATGAAGCAAATCTTCATCCAAAACTTGCCGAAAAATACAAAAAAATTCCTAAAAATATGAGTGAATTAAAAAACATGATATTTTATGGACCAAGTGGGGTAGGTAAATATACCCAAATGTTATCATTCATCAAAAGTTATAGTGGGTCTGAATTAAAATATGAAAAAAAAATTAGTATTACTTTTAATAAATCGATTTATTCATATAAAATTAGTGATATACATTTTGAAATAGATATGGCTTTATTAGGATGTCAATCAAAACTTTTATGGAATGAAATATACACACATATTATTGATATTTTATTAACTCGTCCAAATAAATATGGGTTTATTGTATGTAAAAATTTCCATGAGATTCATAATGATTTATTAGAAAATTTATATAGTTATATGCAAACAACCTATGGTAATACTTATAGTGTAAAATTTATTATTTTAACTGAACATATTAGTTTTATTCCTACAAATATATTAAATTGCTGTCAAGTAATAAATGTACCCAGACCTTCCAGGTTATCCTATAATAAATGTCTTAAAACAAAACTAAAAAATAATGTAAAATTAATGGATATTACAAATATTAAACATATATTAGAATTAAATATCCAAACAATTCATTTATATGATATTATTTGTAATAAAATTATAAAGCCAATGAATGATATCAAAACATTGGATTTTTTGCAATTAAGAGAACATTTATATGATATTTTAATTTATAATTTAAATATTACAGACTGTATTTGGTATATACTCTATAAATTAATAAGTTCAAATAAGATAAACCTAACTAATGTAGATAATATAATTATTAAAACACAATCCTTTTTATTTTATTATAATAATAATTATAGACCAATTTACCATTTAGAGAATTATATAGTATATTTAATTAACCAAATCAATGAATTTACACAAAGCGTGTGATATATTAGAAATACCTATACTTTGTAAAGACAATCCACATCAATCATTAATCAGTAATATTTCTTTACCAACTTCAGAAGTAATTAAAAAGGCATATTATAAATGTGCCCTTAAATATCATCCTGACCGTAATCTTGAAGATATGAACAGTAATGAAAAATTCCAGGAAATAAATCAAGCATATTCATTGTTGGAGTCCTATTTAAAAATAGAGAATGAAATGAATAACCAATATCCGAGTTCAAGTCATGCCAACAATGCCAACAATGACAATACGTTTTTTAAATTTAAAGAATGTATTGATAAACTTGTATCTAAAATAAATATAAAAGATATATCACTGTCAGCTTTTGAAGGATTAAATAAAAATACGGCTATGAATTTATTACAATACATCGACGATTACTATGAATTATTAGGCTTGGAAAAAGAATTTGTTGAATCAATGCATTTAGTTGTTAAAAAAAAAACACAAAATGATAAAGTATTTATAATAAATCCAACAATTGAAAATATATTTAATAATGATATTACGCAAATTGAATATTTAGGGAAAAAATATTATATGCCAACCTGGCATCATGAATTAATATTTGATTTTAATGATTCATCCAATCCATCGGCGGATACGTTGGATAGCTCCAATACATTTAACTCAACACCAAATCAACATAATGAGGAGAAGGAGGAAGAGGAGGAGGAGGAGGAGGAAGAGGAAGAGGAAGAGGAAGAGGAAGAGGAGGAGGAAGAGGAAGAGGAGGAGGAGGATGATAATAAATCATCTGATACAATTAAAGATAATAATATATCTCTTATAATTAAATGTGTTCCTGAATTACCCGAACATATTATAATAGATCATAATAATAATTTACATGTAAATGTTATTATTGTATCAATCAAAGATTTATTGAAAGAAGAATTTTTTTCGGTAAAAATAGGCTTAATACATACATATGAAATTCCTGTGAAAGAATTAAAAATTAAAAAAAAACAGACATATGTATTGTATGGAAAAGGGATTTCTTTAATAAATACTAAAAATAATTATAATATTAAAAAGAAAGGAAATGTTATATTTAATATTACTATATTGCAATAATGTATAATATAAAATTATAATATAAAATTATAATATAAAATTATAATATAAAACTATAATATAATGGATATGTCTAATAATGTTAGTTTTCTTACAAAAATCGATACGACGGTTAAAAGTATAATGAAGGATGGTAAGATTGATGAATTTGATATTCCTGAAATTCTTCTACTGATTACCGAATTAATTTCAACAAGTGAACAAAAAAAATTAACTTTACCACAATTAGAAAACAGTATTAATTCATTATATGAATATATTATAACTCATTATAAATTATTTCCGGAAGGCGAGGAGGGAGAAACTAAAAAAGCATCTTTTGAGAGATTATTTAAAACGTGTGTAAAGTTAATTATGTTTCAACCCAATATTAAAAAAACATGTAAAGCAATTTTTCCGTGTATTGCCTAATAATCTAATAATCTAATAATAAAATAATCTAATAATAAAATAATCTAATAATAAAATAATCTAATAATAAAATAATGATTTAAAATTTTATTATTAAATAACTATATAACACTAATGATGTCTTCTTTGTCTTCATCTTCGTCTGTAAATCCAAAAACAAATGAAATTGAAGACATGCAGGTAATAAAACGGAATGGGACATATGAAGATATTTCATTTGATAAAATTTTAAAAAGAGTAAAATTATTAGGTTTATCTGCAACTCCGCCGTTAGTTGTTAATTATACACAATTAATAATGAAAGTGATTGATCAATTGTATCCAAATATTCCTACACATATAATTGATGAATTAACTGCTGAACAATGTATATCTCTCTATACTAAACATTTGGATTATGGGACGTTAGCAAGCCGTATCATTATATCTAATACTCATAAAAATACGGTGTCTTCTTTTTCTGAAGCGATGGAACTATTATATAATTTTAAGGATATCCATCATGTTCATCATCCTTTAATTAGTGATGAATTGTGGAGTTTAACATCAAACCATAAAGATGTTATTAACAGCATGATTGATTATGAACGCGATTATTATTTTGATTATTTTGGATATAAAACACTTGAACGAGCATATTTAATGAGTATTAATAAAAAAATTATTGAAAGACCGCAGCATATGTTTATGCGTGTAGCATTAGCGATTCATGGAAATAAGTTTGACTTAGTAAAGGAAACATATGATATGCTTTCAAATAAATATTTTATTCATGCAACCCCAACATTATTTAATGCGGGCACACGCCGTCAGCAATTAAGTTCGTGTTTTTTACTTGGGATGGAAGATGATAGTATCGATGGTATTTATAATACCTTAAAAGAATGTGCAAAGATTTCCAAAGGAGCTGGCGGAATTGGTCTGCATATTCATAATATACGGGCATCAGGGACACATATTAAGGGGACCAATGGAACAAGTAACGGAATTGTGCCAATGTTAAGAGTTTTTAATATGACTGCGCGATATGTAGACCAAGGTGGTGGAAAAAGAAATGGCAGCTTTGCGATTTATTTAGAACCCTGGCACGCAGATATAAATGATTTTTTGGATTTAAAAAAAAATCACGGTGATGAAGAGATGAGAGCCCGAGATTTATTTTTTGGGTTATGGATTCCATCCCTTTTTATGGAAAAGGTAAAAACAAACGAAAAATGGGGTTTATTTTGTCCGCACGAATGCCCTGGTCTTGCGGATTGTTATGGCGAGGAATTCAATACATTATATGAAAAATACATGAGCGAAGGAAAGGCTACGAAAATAATGGATGCAAGAGATTTATGGTTTAAAATATTAGATAGTCAGATGGAAACAGGAACACCTTATTTATTATATAAAGATGCAGCCAATGAAAAAAGCAATCAGAAAAATATCGGCGTGATTAAATCAAGTAATTTATGTACCGAGATTATTGAATATAGTGATGAAAATGAAAGTGCCGTATGTAATTTAGCAAGTATTGGGTTAAGTAAATTTGTCTCTCCGGATAAAACATTTAATTACGAATTATTGCATAAGGTTACTAAAATAATAACAACAAACCTTAATAAGATTATTAGTATTAATTTGTATCCAACGGATAAAACAAAAAAGAGCAATTTATTACATAGACCAATTGGTATCGGTGTGCAAGGTTTAGCAGATGTATTTGCATTAATGGATATTGCATTTCATAGTGACGAAGCAAAAGTAGTGAATAAATATATTTTTGAAACCATGTATCACGCTGCATTAGAACGTTCTAATGAAATTTCAAAAGAACGATTAGAAAATGGAATGAAGGAAATTAAAGAATACAAAGATAAACAAGATAAACATCATAGCGATAATAGCGATAATAGCGATAATAGCGATAATAGCGATAATAGCGATTATGAAAATAAAATGACAACATTAATGAATGAATTAGAAGTCATTGATGAGGAAATTGAAAAATTAGATGGAAATTTATTAGGCGCATATAGTTCATTTAAAGGTAGTCCTGCTTCAAAAGGAATTTTACAATTTGATATGTGGAATAAAACCACGACAACGGCACCGACGACGCCGACGACGCCGACAAACGAGACCCCTCCACGTTATGATTGGAATAAATTAAAAGAGAGTATTAAAGAATATGGTATTCGTAATTCTTTACTTCTTGCGCCAATGCCTACCGCTTCAACATCGCAAATATTAGGAAATAATGAATGCTTTGAACCCTTTACCAGTAATATTTATAGTCGTCGCACTCTTGCTGGTGATTTTGTGATTCCTAATAAACATTTAATGACCGAATTAAATAATATTGGGTTATGGAATGATGAATTAAAAGATAATATTATTTTAAATAAAGGTAGCATTCAGCACATTGAGTGTATTCCTCAAAAAATAAAAGATAAATATAAAATTGTATGGGAGATACCTATGAAACATGTTATTGATATGGCTGCTGATAGAGGTGCTTATATTTGTCAATCCCAAAGTTTAAATTTATGGATGGAAGACCCAAATTATAATGCACTTACCTCTATGCATTTTTATTCATGGAAATTAGGATTAAAAACGGGTATGTATTATTTACGAAGAAAACCTAAACACCAAACACAGCAATTTACAATTGCGCCAACAAACAATACGAATAATGATGATAATAATATAATTGACGATAATGAAATATGTGAGATGTGTTCTTCATAATTATGTTATTTTATTATATGTTATGTTTTTATAATGTATAAAATTAGTATAAAATTAATATAAAATTAGTATAAAATTAATTAATATATTAATTTTATACATATAATATAAATGGCTTCAGCAGTTTTAGATAAACTAAAAATAAAACCAACGCCACAAGTAAATCAATCAATAGAGATTAGTATTAAAAAACCACAATCACAACTAAAAGAAGGGGTGGAAATAAAAAATATATCAATTATAGATAAATCGGCGTCATCCAATTTCGATAGCGCCAGTTTTTTACAAAATATTATAAAAAATAAAGATTTAACAGAATCGGCGCCATTAAAACCTGATTCGGTAACTAAGGGTAAAAAAAAGGATAAAAAATCGGCGACGACAGAAAAAGTAAATGTGCCTGCTACGCCTGCACCTGCTACGCCTGCACCTGCACTATCTGAAGCAAAAAAAACGTCATTTGGCGACGACGTAATAAAATCCACCGTGAGTATTAAAGAAAAAGAACAAAAAAAAGAAAAACCGATTATGATTAGCACCTCATCGTATTATTTAAATAATAGAGAACTATTTATTAATTTTATATCCTCATTGTTTGAAAAATATAAGAAGGAATTAACATTAGAAGCTGAAAAAGAAGTCTCTTGTAAACAACGAAGTGGAGAGTTTTCATTGATGACACACCAAAAAATCGTAAGAGATTATTTAAGTTTATATACCCCGTATAGAGGGCTATTGTTATATCATGGGTTAGGTTCAGGAAAAACGTGTTCATCTATTGCCATTGCCGAAGGATTAAAAACAAATAAACAGATTATAATCATGACACCTGCTTCCTTAAAAACAAATTATTTAGAAGAATTAAAAAAATGCGGTGATGTTTTATATAAAAAAACTCAATATTGGGATTTTATTAAAACAAATGACAACGAAGACCTGGGTGAATCTTTATCAAAAATGCTTGCATTACCTCTTGATTATATTAGTAAGGCAGGAGGAGCATGGATGATTGATGTAAAGAAAAATAGCAATTATGATAATTTAACAACAGAAGAAAAATTAAGTTTAGATAAACAGATTAATGAAATGATACGTTATAAATATAAATTTATATCTTATAATGGTCTTCGTAATACACATTTACAGATATTAACTAATAATTTTACCACAAACCCGTTTGATAATACGGTGATTGTTATTGACGAATCTCATAATTTTGTTAGTCGTATTGTAAATAAAATAAAAAAATTTAAAACGGTAAAAAATAAAAAAGATCTACCTTTATCTTTAAAATTATACGAGTATTTAATGAATGCCGAAAACGCACGTATTATTCTTCTCTCAGGAACACCGATTATTAATTATCCAAATGAACTTGGTATTATGTTTAATATATTACGTGGAAAAATGAAAACGTGGAATTTAAAACTTAATATTAGTGAATTAACAGGAACCAAGGTATCCAAAGCATTTTTTCAAAAAATATTAAATAAAGAAAATAATTTAATGGATTATATTGATTATAATCCCTCATTAACGACACTAATAATAACACGTAACCCATATGGATTTATTAATAAACCAACGGAAGTTCCTGATACAGAGGAAGGTGATGATGTAGATAAAAAGGAATCATCGTCTATATATAAAGGTGTTATATTAGGCGAACAAGGTGTTTTAGATGATACGAAATTTATTAAATTAGTATCAAATATATTAGCTACAAAGGGAATAAAAATTGCACCTTATGGAAAAAAATTAAATGAGTATAAAGCCTTGCCGGATACGATTGAAGAATTCGAAGCATTATTTATTGATAGCACGAAACAGGTACAAAATATGAATATGTTTAAAAGAAGAATTCTTGGATTGACTTCTTATTTCCATAGTGCACAAGAAGGATTAATGCCCAACTATGAAAAGAAAAGCGATTTTATAATAGTACGAATACCGATGAGTTTATTTCAATTTAATGTATACGAAGAAGCAAGAGTAGAAGAAAGAGATCAAGAAAAAGCAAATGCAAAAAAGAAGGCAAAAGGTAAAAAAAAGAAAGAAGACGATGCTATTTATGATGAAGTATCTTCAACATATCGTATATTTTCACGGTTATTTTGTAATTTCGTCTTCCCTCATCCAGCGATAAAAAGACCGATGCCTTCAGGCGATGACAGCACTATAAAAAATGAATTATCTAACAAGACCAATGATGAAGATATTATTGATGTAGTCTCCGACGAAGAAAAATTAGCTAATACGGATGGTAAATATGAAGCGGATGATATTTTTCAAGATGAAGAAGATAAAGCCGAAGAAAGCGGTGATGCTAAAAAGGAATTATCTAAAAAACAGCAAAGAATTTTATATGAAAAATCAATTGTAACTGCATTAAAAAAATTAAGTGATGAACGTGATACCTATTTAACACCCGAAGCGTTGCAAATCTATAGTCCTAAATTTTTAAGTATATTAGAAAATATTAAAAACCCAAGTCATAATGGCTTGCATTTAATATATAGTCAATTTAGAACTTTAGAAGGGATTGGAATATTAAAATTAGTTTTAGAAACAAATGGATTTGTGCAATTTAAAATTATTAAAGAAGGCGATACGTGGAAATTAGCTACACCCGAGAGTGATTTACATAAACCGTCTTTTGTATTATATACTGGAACAGAGACCAGTGAGGAAAAAGAAATTATCCGTAATGTATTTAATGGTAATTGGAAATTTGTGCCCGAACAAATTAAAACGAAAATCGAAAAACGAGCAAATAATAACATGTATGGTGATATTATTAAAGTGTTTATGATAACTGCATCAGGAGCAGAAGGTATATCTCTTGAAAATGTAAGATATGTGCATATCACAGAACCTTACTGGCATCCAGTCCGGATTGAACAAGTTGTTGGTCGCGCCCGCCGTATTTGTAGTCATCAATATCTTCCCGAAGAATTAAGAACTGTTCAGGTCTTTTTATATTTAATGGTTTTATCTGACGCACAGAAGAAAAGTGATAGTTCAATTGCTTTACGAATGAATGATGTAAGTAAATTAGATAGTAAAACACCAGTTACCACAGATGAAGCTTTACACGAAATAGCGACGATTAAAGAAAGTATATCTGAAAAATTATTAGAAGCAGTAAAAGAATCTGCCATTGATTGTGCACTTCATACGAATAAAAAATCCAAGGAACAACTTAAGTGTTTTACATTTGGCTCTTCTGACCCAAGTAAATTTTCTTATAAACCAAATATTAATGAAGAAGATAGTGATGAGGTTAGTGATAAAAATAAAAAAAGTATTTCTTGGAAAGGATTTGATGTAACAATAAATAAGGTTAATTATGTTCGCAATAGTATTACGAACGAAATATTTGATTATGATAGTTATTATAGAGGAACGCCAATTAAAATCGGCGATTTAGTATTGAATGAGGACGGAACATATAAATTAAATAAAATATAAAATGGACCGAAGGTGTGTAAACTATTATATTAATCGTGAAATGTTTCTAATACATTACCTACCATTTCTACATTTATATTATCAGGAGGAACACATAATTCAAATTGGTCCCATTGAATATGTTCGCCAAAATGGTTTCTTCCACACGGATAACAAATAATAAATCGCCTATTACCTTTCATCGTCCAAAATACAGATGCAAAACGTTTTTCATTATAACGCCATGGTAAATAGGAAATACCAAGTGGTCCACTTGTTTCATTTTTTTTAGTACTTTTAATTATATCATCTATTATAGCTTTGTCATTCCGACCTGGAATTTTAACCCAATCGCCTTTTTTTATACAAAGTGTAGATCCATCAGATTTATATAAAATAAATTCTTTTTTTGTTTCATTGTCGCACCACTCGGTATGCCATGCATTATTTTCAATAGAAGTATTATTTTCAATAGAAGTATTATTTTCAATAGAAGTATTATTTTCAATAGAAGTATTATTTTCAATAGAAGTAGTAGAAGTAGTATTGTTCATTTTATGTCGGACTTATTGGTCTGTTATTGTTATATATAGCTAATATATTTTATATAAAATCAATTTTATATAAAATAAAAAAATTAAAATAAAATAATAAATAAGTTTATATATTAGATATATAATACTATAATAAATATAATACTATAATAAATATAATACTATAATAAATATTTATTATAAAACGATGACTAATAACGAAACTTATTATGATATTTTAGGTGTTAGTAAAAGCGCAAGTCAAGAAGAAATAAAAAAATCTTATCGGACACTATCTATGAAATTTCATCCTGATCGTAATAATGGGTCGGAGGAATCAACCGAAAAATTTAAAAAGGTATCTTCGGCATATGAAGCATTAAGCGATGAAAGTAGTCGCCGTAATTATGATATGCAGCAACGGTTTAATGGAAATGGTGGAAATGTATTTGCAAATAATGCAAATAATGCAAATAATGTAAATAAAAATAGTTTTTCAGGAGTAAATCCAGCGGACATTATGAATTTTTTTTCAAATATGGGTATGAGTATGGATATGGGCATTAATATAGATGATATAAATAATATGGGTTCCACTCAACAAACTTCATTTAATAATGGCAATACTGGCAATACTGGCAATAATAATGGTATGCCTTCTTTTTTTGGTAATACTATGGAAAATTTTAAACGTAAATTAAATAAACCGATGCCTATTATAAAAAATATAGAAATTATGATGAGCTCAACGTACGATGATTCAACCTTTCCAATTGAAATTACGCGTTGGATTATTGAAGATAATATAAAACGAGAAGAAACTGAAACACTTTATGTGAAAATTCCAAAAGGAATTGATAATAATGAGATGATAATATTAAGAGAAAGAGGTAATATATTAAATGATAGCAATAAAGGAGATATCAAATTATTTATTAAAATAAAGAATAATACAGAATTTAGACGGTCCGGTTTGGATTTAATATTAGATAAAACATTATCATTAAAAGAGGCATTATGTGGTTTTGAATTTAATATGCAACATATGGACGGAAAAAATTATAAGATTAATAATGGAAATGGAAGCGTTATTGGTTTTAAACATAAAAAGGTAATTAAAGGATTAGGAATGAAACGGGATGAACATATTGGTAATCTTATTATTGATTTTACTGTTTCTTTTCCTGAAAAATTATCGGAAAAACAAGTTGAATTTCTTTCAAAAATTTTATAAAAAAACAACTAATAAGTCATACAATAATATAATTCATATATATATATATATATATTTATTTAAAAATCGCGGATTCCATTTATTGGTTCCATTTATAAATTTAATTACAAAATCATCAGCATCGGCATCACAAACAAGAGGTTTAAAATTTGCATGTTCAAAATCAATTATCCACACTTCATCATTATATTCAATAAAATTATACCCAGTAATATCGGGATACACAATATTATTATCATATAAGGTTTTTATGATTGTTCTAATTTTATTAAATAATTCGGGACGTATGTCATCACTATTCTCTCCATAGTAATCAGATACATTCATATAATTTACCTTTTTCATTAACATTACTTTTGTATGGCTATCATAGGCTAAGATTTCTGGCGTTTTTACAATTCCAAGTAAATAAACATGTTTATGCATTTCATATTCTTTTGAAGAGACGTTGGGTTTAATATAATATAAATCATTATAAGATAATGCGGTTTGTTTTTTGGTAGCCATGGTATATTTATGAGTTATATATATGCCTTAGCATTAAGTATGTTATAATATAAATAATATAAAACGATAAATAATATAAAACTATAAAACTGTATAGATACAATGTATTGTTTTAACAATAATACCTTAAAATATGGTTTATTTTTCTTGGGATTAAATATGATTGGTTCAATCGGTATGATGAAAATTGTAGAAAATACAAACAATCATATTAAAATGCAAAGAATTCAAAGAGAGAAAAATAAAAATAAAAATTTAGAATGAATGAATAAATAAATGAATAAAATGATTATCTATAAAATTGATATA